TCTGTAGAATAGATTGTAATGTAGTTAGTTCTCTAGCCTGAACTGGATATCCAGGCTTAAATAATACTTTTTGATACTCGTTCGTCGGATCAAAATCGTCAAAATATGGCGCTACATTTAGATTCGTTTGCTGTGGCATAATTCTTTAGAACTGCAAAATAACTTTTATGTCTTCCTTTTGATTCGACGAGCGCGTAATAGCGGGTCTATTATCTACATAAATGATATTACCAGAATGTTGCTTCACCTCTGGAGCAGCAACACCACTACTGAAATTCATCCCAAGATAATATGTACGATTATTTATCGTGGTTTTGTTATCGTTAAATGCCTGATCAATTGATAGTTGAAGTCCCACAGTAGGAATAATAGAAACATTACCCCCAGTTTCTGGACTTCCAGTAAATTCATTCAGTTCAAATCCATACTCTGGATTTACTTCTCGATTTCCATTAACATCAAAACCATGATTGTTTCTATTTTGCCAAAGTTTTAAAACGCCAGTGTTTTGATCGTAATTTATAACTCTACCTACAGAAGTTTTTCCGGTTCCAACCAGTTGAGTTACTTCGGAGTCAACATCAAATATTGCTTCACTATATCCGATTCCAGTGAGTTTTAATGCACTGACCGCACTTGCTTTATCTGAGGTTAAAACTGATCCACCTGCGGATTGTGGATTCTGAACAATACCTATTCTAGCAAATTGATTTCCTGTAATGAAATCTGGATTCTCGTTATCACTTTCAATTCTAGAATACATTAAAACATTATATGCTCCTAGTTCTCTATAAATATCTGACCCATGACCACCTTGTGGAGGAATAATCACATCAAACTGTGGTCTTGTTGTTCCCTCTGGAATACCTGCAGCGGTGAAGTTTACTGTTCCAAAAGTATATCCTGAACCCTGAGCGGAAACAGTAACCGATTCTACTCTGGAGTCTCCATCAATTGTAATAGAGCATTCTGCTCCAGTTCCATCACCTTCGATCGGAACATTGCTGTAAGTTACATTTGCAGTTCCTAATCCAACACCGCGATTTTTAACAGTTATGATTTTGATTGATCCATCTACAGCATTATCTCTAACTAGTGAGACATCATTATCAGTTTCCCAATTTTGGGGTACTGGCATAAATTCTGTTGAATCAAATTTAATAATATCTGATGGTTTGATCGTATATAAGTATTTCCAAATATAACCATCTCCACTAGTTCCTGCGGATCTTGGTTCTAGATCAATAAAAGTCGGTTCATCCAGTGATGGTCTGCCGTTTGGAGTTTCTGGATTAGATCCATTCTGGAGGCATAGATAAACTCTAAAATCACTGTTTATAACGTAGAAAGTAGATGAATATAAATTAGTCGAACCAGAAATGGGAGCAGTATTTGATCTACTATAGTCATGCCTGTACATATCATAAGAACTTCCAGAAGACCAAACTCTTTTTGGTACAACTTGTCTTACATCAGTGATATTGATTCTCTTCATAGCAATCATATTATCCCAATAATCATTCTCCTGATCAAAATTATCTTTTGGTGAAGGAGGATTCTCATTCCAAGTAGAAGAGTATTCAAACGGATTGGGCAATCCAACGAAAGAATAGTAGGAATTATTAGCATTAGCAATTCCTGCGACAAAATTCTTTGCGTTTAATATTCTAATCTGATCAGTTATGATTGCAGCCATTTTTATAGACTTTTCCTTTATTTATTAGGTATAGTTGGAAGAATTTTTAAATCTGATATATCTAGTTCTAACAAGTTTTGTAGAAGTCGATATGCCAGTATTATTATCAGTTCCTATCCCTGACATAGTTTGTGCAGGATATGCCAAGTTCTTACTTCTTCCAGTAAGAGTAACTTTACCCCAAGAGAAATTACCGATGAATGGTGCTGTTGTAACACCAACGGTTATTCCTGCTCCTGTAGGATGACTTGTGGTATTTACGATAACTCTTGTTACTTGAGTTGAAACTCCAGCAACACTCTTACTTATGTATTGGACAGAATTTGCAACATAAACACCATCGAGATGTTCTTTGCTTATTCCAACGACTGTGGAGTTATCATCAGATAAAGATGTAATACTTGTAGTTGCAGAACCGATATTTGAATCCGTGATTGTAAAATAATCACCTGCAGTTAATCCACTAAGAGTGACAGCAGTTCCAACAATATTTACATCTCTAAGTTTTGAATCATATGGGATATGTAAATCAAAGATCATTTGTGTGGTTCCAGCGCCAACAAATTGTGTACCAAATCCAACCACAATACCAGAGTCTCCAATGAAAGAGACAACATTATTTTCTTCTGTTGTTAAAGTTGGTTCACCAACAATCACTGATGGAGGAGTGGTATATCCAATACCACCGTTAGTGACAGTTATTTGAGATACGGTCCCACCAACACTAATCGTTGCCGTAGCAAGTGCTGTGGTGATTGTACCTATTCCTGCACCAACAGTGCTTGCTATGCTCACACCTGGAGTTGTAGAATAACCAACTCCACCATTATTTACAACTATAGAACTGATAGTTCCTGCAGCAGAAACAACCGCAGTGGCAGAAGCTCCAACTGTCACTTGTGTTGGAATGATCGTAACTTTATTTTGAATACCTCTACGAATATTAATATCAGGATTCTCAATAAAACTATCAAACAATGGTCTCAATCTATCAACATAGATTATTTCAGTTGTGATTCCAACCTGACTTATAATATTAGTAACAGGACTAATTACTGGTTCATAGAGCTCTCTATCTTTTGTGACCTCTTGACCATTTATAAGTTTATCTACAGTTTGTCTACACCAAGTAATTGGTCTCTCTAACTCTTGATCATCGGTCAAACCTGGTCCAAAGTATGGATTTGTTTTGACGGCATCAATAGAAACAGTTGTATTTACTGTTCTTGCATTTTGCTGAAGTAATGTACTTTGGTTTTGTCCTGGATCATGATTCAAAGTAACTTCATCACCTATCTTCAGTGATTCGATTACCTCTCTATCAACAACATCCAAATCATCGCCACTTCCCTTGTAGAAGATAATTTTTATATCATCACCTATTCTTGGTGGTTCACTGAAAATGATTCTTGATCCACCAGGGAATCTATAAGAGTCTCCAGGAACCTGGAGAATGTTATTAATAAACACAATCAGAACTTGATCAAGGTCAATATTTGAACCTTTCTTCTTATTGATAGAAACAAGATTTCCAGCTTTAATAAGTGGGAAATCTAATCTCTTACCATCTGGATACTCACTTATATCATCAAAGTTATCAAGAACACCAACAGACCATCCTGTGAACTCATCATAATGTACTTTATCAATAGAGATTTGGAATTCATCTCCACTAAACTGTTGAGTAGTAAGTATTCCAGAGAGACCACTAGTAGGAACTGTTAATATTTCGCCTTCTTGATATCCATATCCAGTATTTTTTAATTTAAAGCTAATAACACTGGATCCTTGACCAACAACAATATCAGCAACAGCACCAACACCACTACCTATTCCTGTTGAAGCAGAACTATAAGTTAAAGCAATGCCTGAATATGAAAGCGGATCGTCAATAACAACAAATGGTGGATTTGTTTGAGTATATCCTACTCCTGGATTTGTAATGGCAATACTAACAATATTTCCATTGTTATTAACAACAGCAGTTCCTATTGAAACAAAATTACCACTTCCTAAAGAAGATGTACCAACACTTACATTAACTGTTTGAACACCGACTCTGTAACCAGAACCACTATTTCCTATAGAAACAGAAGATATTGTCCCAAGACCGGAGACCACTGCAGTTCCACCAGCACCTATGAGAGGTTGATATCCAAATCCTGTAGTGGATCCAACGGAAAGAATCATACCACCTCTAGGTAGAGTTGATATTCCAACATCTCTTGTTAGATCTCTTGCAGTTCCGACAAAGGATACTGTAGTGATACCTGAAGACTCTATGAGTTCATAATTGTTTTCATTACCAACTGTTTGGAATATGTCGTTAACAAGTGCAAGTATTCCCTCATTAGCAATGCCCGAGATATTTGTATTTTGAGATTTGATAGTAAAGTTATTTTTGACACCATCAAACTGTTTTGATATATCGTCAATAACAACATTTTTGTAATATGGTTCATTTGAACTTTGAGGCACTCCACTTCTTGTAAATACTCTTCCTTGGAAACTACTCTGAGCATCACCTGCTGCCAATGCATTACCAAAAGGAGCATCTGCAAAATTAAGTGTGTTATCAACAATATTATAGTTGCCAATGATCTTTGTAACCAAAGCACCAGTAGAAAATCCAGATAGAGGTGTACCCATCCAAGATCTACGAACTCTTACGAGATTAGTAGCACCTATTCCTATTCCTTCAATCTTAACGATTTCATTATCAATCTTAAGCAAATCACCACCAGTGATGCCATCTAAACTACTAAGTCTAATGAGGTCATCTGTTGTTACTACGCTTTGAATCAAAGTTGTTGTGCTAGAAGTTGAAACAACTGGTGATTGAATGATATTATCAAGTGCTATCAGGACTTTTGGATTTTGATTAGTTGCTATAAACTTGTGAGAGTTACCAACTCCAACCGAAGTAAACTCCAATATGTTAGGAACTGCTTTGAGTGCATCTTCAGCACTTCTTGCTAGTTGAATAGTTTCATCATCAACTTTTACAACAAATAATCCTTCATCTGGAATGAAACTTGTTGTAATCCCAGTCTCAGGGAATGTAGTTAAAGCAATTCCTATTTTGTCACTTGTGGATATTCCGGCAGAGTTATATGTAACTCTTTCACCAGTAACAAAGAAATGATCCGGAATTGTGATTGTGTCGCCAACGATTTTCACAATAGATGAATCGCTTCCATCAAATACTTTTTCAAAGACTGGACTAAATACATGCTTGATTGGGAAAGATCTCCTAACATCTCTATCAGTTCCCGTATACTTTGTGAATGATGTAGAATACGTTCCGTTGTTAAAGCTTATAAAATCTTTAGTATCATCCTCAACTCTTAAAGCGTTCATGTAAACATGAACGTTTACATTAATATTAGGTTCTGGAGTAAAGAGGATTTCTGTTGTTGCAGCAATACCAACACCATCTGTAACTATTCTACTTCCAAAAGTGCCAAGACCACTGTGAGTTCTAACATTTCCAAATTCATTGTCAAAAGTTTGATTACTCAATACTCCTTCAACATGGTCATCAACAACTATGTGCTCTAAGAACTCATATCTATCATTAGTGGTATCATGAAGTTGAATCAAACAATACGATGAGTCATACCTATCGACTTCTTGAGAAATATGACTTGGATATTGACCAATGACATTTTCGGTTGGGGATCCAGAAGAAGAGATTTGAGTTATTCTAGACTCCAATCTGGCGTGCTTCATATCTACAGTTGATATTCCAGAAGAAGCAGTAGAAAGTCCAACAACAATGGTATTAACAACAGAAGTTGTTCCAATACCAACCTCTGGATGGAAGTCTACTTTAAGATTGCTACCATCAAGATATGCGTTATAAGTTCCAAATCCAGCAGCAGAAACTTCACCAATAGATGTTGATAATCTACCGAATTCCATTAATGAAACATCAGTTCCATCATGACAAATATTCAATTCTTGATATTCAAATTCTCTAGAGTTGAATGTTGCAGTAGATCCGAATGATACATTCTCAACATCAGGTGCAATGGTTACTAAAACCTTGAGTGAGTGATATGTATTTCCAATGCTTACAATATTTGTAGGTGTAGATGGAACCGAAACACTACTACTTTGAATAATGGACTCTCCAATAGAGGTCGTCCCAACCCCAAGTAGATTGTCATCCAAGTTAAATGATAATGCACATATATCAAAATCATTAACTCTTGATTTTATTGGGAAGAATCTAAACTCTCCAACAGAACCTGAAATCGCAAAGTCAAAAGATCCAAGATCGTTTACAGTGTCTGTCTTTGCATATTGATTAAGATATCCATTTGAAGCACTATCGTGAATCAGAGATACGATTTCAAACTGCCTCTCTTTTACAAATCTAGTATCCTTTAGATATATAAAATATTTTTTACTTCTAAAGTCTGTCAAATTAAATGTATCTAAAGCGACAAATGCGGTTGGTCTTGGAGTGTTATTAAATAAAGGACTTACATCATCTATAGAGACAACCCTGTTTCCAACGGATTCGCTGAAGTCAGAAAGTACTTTACTCTTAAAAACAATTTCATCCGATAATACTGATGTTTGGTCAAAGTTGATGTTATTTTCTCTACCTAAGTCAAAATCATAAACACAATTCATATCAACATATTCATCAATACCATAATCAATAGTTAAATCAGTAAGTGCTGTTGTTAAACCAATATTAGCTGGTTGCTCATTATTCCTAGATTCGATTTGAAGGTCTCCAAACTTTTTAAATCCAATAGAATGATTATTACTTGAAACAATGTCATCCCATTCTGCAAATGGAATCCTGGATTTGATTGAATATGAGAAGTTTTGATAATAGTCATTATCCTGAACTCTCTGAAGATTATTATTTAAGAATCCAGAAATAGTTTGATTACCCTCAAATATTTGTGTTTTTGCATCAACGTTAAAGTACGTTTCATATGACGTAACTTCAGAACTTATTGCTAAAGAATCTGAAGATAGTCCTCTGATGCTATCCCCGACTTTAAAAGTATCTTGAGATAGAATTCTAAGGGTTTTCGTGGTTCTATCCCAACTTTGGATAGTGCCAGTTTTAGTTCCAGAAACAATGTCTTCACCTGGAATAAAATCTTTTGTTACCAGATCAATATCAAATGTTGGGAAATATTTTTCAGGAGTGATTATTCCAGAAGATCTAATAAGATCTGCTCTTCCTGGATCTTCTCCAGCACTTAAATCTTCAGTGAGGTTATATGAAACAGTTCCAATACCTCCAATGTTTGGAGTTACAGAAGTGAGAGTAAATAATTTATATCCGTAGTTTTTAGAATTGAATCCCTTAGCAGTTGAATTTATTCCTACACTTATATTTTCTACAAAAACTTTACTACCAACTTCAAATGGGAAGTCATTTAATGAAGAGAATCCACTTGATAATCTTATAGTAACTTCTTTAGTTGATTCATCAAATTCTACATTACTGATGCCAACTCCATTGTTATTTTCAACTGGAATAATCGTAGGAGTAGAGTTATTGATTCCTCTTGTATTTTGAAGAATGGTCACTGTATTATCATCTACAGAATATCTCAAATCTAAATCAGTTACTATCTGATTAGTTTTTCCATCAAAGGTTAAAAGTTTTGGTGCTGATGTATATCCCTTAGCATTTGAAGATACTGTAATAGTATCAACTACTGCAGAAGAATCAACCTTGATGATTTGGGGGAGAACTGCAGTTGGTTTTAATGTCTTATCACTTGGATAATCGTATCCAATGTCTTTTATGGTCACACCTTCAATTTTTCCAATATTTTCACTTACACATAAAAATTCAGCTTTTGATCCGTTGGTAGAATTAACAGAAACAACATCTGGTAGTATATCGTAGTTTTTTCCTGGATTTACGATTTCGACAGCGGATATTGGTCCATTTGTATGAATACAATCTGTAGTGTATGTTATTGATGAAGATGTAGAAACGTAAGAATCATTTTCTGGAATTTCATTGATAGAGAACTTAAAGAAATTAGTTCCAGCGATTGATACTCTCCTAAGTCCATTGTAAACACTATTTCTAACTTCAATGCTGCCGCTTCCAATAATTTCATCATCCATCATCACTTCGGATTTTATCTTTGGAAGATTATTATTGGTTACTGGATCTAATCTGTAATAAAGAATAGATGGTGTCGTTTTTCCAATGGACACCGAAACTTTTGATGTGGTTGATAATCCAGACTTATTTTCTCTGCTGACATTAAATATTGACGAAGATAAATCAGATTCCCACAATTTTGTATAATTTTTATCAACATAAAAATTAAGTTTAAAGGCTGAATACAATGTAGATTCTTTTTCATATGCCAAAGAAGCATCTGAAATATCAAATTCTAAGGTAGAATCTCTATAAGCAGAAATTATTGGATTAACTAATCCTATTTCTCCAAAAGTAAGGCTAGTGCTGGCAATACCAACGACATTGGGATTGGGTAATGTTGAACCATAAAGAGTATTTGATAACTTGAACTTATCTGCATCAATCCTCACAATGTAATAAATTTTGTTATTTTCTAATCCCTCACATGGATCATCGGATGAGTATATTACTTTATCACCACTTTGATAATTGTGGTCTTGTATGCTGATAGTATTGTTACTCGTATTGACTCCTACATTTGAAAAAGTCTTAATACCTACAAGAACTCTCCGATTCAAATCATTATATTTGATTTTATGATTTAATGTTGTTTGTGGATTTACATTTACAAATACATTATGACCTTTATGCAATAAGTGATCTTGATCTGTTGTGACTGTAACATTCTGTCTTGAGGATTCAATAGTTAGATTTTCATATTTTGTTTTGAAACTATGATTATTACCAGTTCCAACACCTACAAACAAAAGTATCTTAGCAGTATTACCAATCCCAACAAATTCTCCAGTTGTGCCAAGACCAACTTTTTGAGTTGCAATTCCTATTAAATCATTTGTGATTTTTGCAACAAATAACTGTTGACCATCAGATAAAGTGGTTGCTATTCCAACATTTGATTGCTCATTATAAACGATGCCACTTCCTCCATTTGGAGAATACGTTAAAATATCTCCTGTTTGAAGATTGTGATCTTTTATATAAATTGAACCAAGTTGTACTGATACATTTCTTGAACCGGTGGTATTCAAACCTAGAGAATTTAATCCATAGTTAGAGAATGTTAAGACTGATCCTATCCCAACAACAGTAGTGCCCAATCCGACATTCTCTGCGGGGTTGAAATAAATTTCAACATTTTTTCTATATTGGTAAGTAGTATTCAAACCAACATTAATAGTAAATCTTCTAGGATTTTCTGAAAGAATAGATCCAACTGTATGACTTAGACCCACTGGACCATCTATTTCTCTCAATACTCTAAATCTAGAGTTTATTACATCAACATTTAAGACTTTAACTCTTTCAGTTCCAATGCCTAGAATATCATTGGGTCCAATTTTTGTTGCGGACAGACTACCACTTACTGGGAAGAACGTTACTAAACCTGTTACCGATGTTGAACCAACTGCTATGGTATCTGTAGTGCCAGATCCAGCTAGTTTAAATGTTTCACTTGAAACTCCAATTTGATAGGACCCTTTAATATTTGTGGATACTGTAGATACCCCAGTAATATTGATAAAATCAAGATTATTAAAAGTGTGAGGATCGCTTGTTTCTATAATATATTGATCTTTGATGTTAGAAGGTATTACTTCAGCGTCAGTGATTTTAACCGTATCGGTGATGATTGATTCTACTGATTTTCCTTCCAATAAAGAAACTCTAGCAGCAGCTCCAACTCCAGATGTGGATCTGTTATTAAAGTTAAGAGTATCTCCTACCTGATAAGATTCACCTGGTGTTTTAATATTAATCTTTTGAATGTTTCCTAAACTTGATGATGAAATAATCGCAGATTCATCCGAAGTTTTTGGAAGATGGATATATGGATATTTTAATTTTTTATCTCTAAGATTATATGGGAATGTATTTCTACACCAACCATTGTTTTCAATATCATAATCCTCTTGATTTGATTCTTTTTTGAAATTGAAATCAATAGGTTCGGAGTTAAACTTATCTCCAATCAAATATGGGAACTTAGGCAGTCTGTAGTTTTTAAACTCAGAGAGGTTATCTGATTGAACAGAATTTTCATCTATTGTTGCAAAATAAGCATAGGTTCCGTTTGGATATTCTGGAGTGACACAAAATCTCCCATTATTTTCATCGAGATAACTATCATCTTCATATGTGTAATGAGTATAATCTTCTACAAAAAATCCTAATGGATATATGCTAGTTGGAGGTCCATCAAGTCTGTTTTCATTAAGTTTATATCCAGATTTCATAATAGTGACCACTCCACCACTATTAGAAGAATAACCATATGGTCCATAGATTGGATTTCCATCATATGCCCAACCTATAATCGGGGAGTGATCTTGGAATATAGTTTCTTGAGAATCAACTAGTTTAAGATCAGGTTTTCCATAAAGCACTTCCCCCCCTTCATTAACAGAATATAACATTTCTCTCAATTTTCTAGGTGCATACATGTAATATGCCTGAAGACCATACTTATCACTTGATGAATTTTCTAAGACAATATCATCCTTCAGTAAGAAACTATTTTGATAAAGTTTTTCAAACGAATTTATCATCCATCTATTTACTGCTCCAGTAAATTCATAATCTTCTTCAGTATTCGAGACAACTATCTCAGTTTCTCCTGGGATATATCCGGCTCCGGTTTCTATTACTTTGACTTCAATAAGTCTTCCGTTTTTTAAGATTGGAGTTAATACACATCCGATTCCTGATCCAAAAATAGTAAGATCTACGCTTGAAACATATTCACTACCAGGATTTAATACTATAACCTCAGTTATTTTTCCATTTGAAATAACTGGTTGCACCTGAGCATCTCTACCACTTTTTACTGTGATTCTTGGATTTTTTATGAAATTTATTATATCGCTTGTGCCATATTGTGATCCTCCATCCTGGAGATTAATCGAAGATACCTCACCTCTAAAAATAGGATCTACTTTAACACCAAAAGTTTCATTTCCAATGGATGATATTCCAATCAATCCATCTACAGTTACATTAATAGGTGGATAGTTAAAGAAATGTACACCTGATCCTTGAGAAGTTAGATCTACATATTGCTTTGTTTTATAGAAAAAATCTTTTTCCTGGGTTAGTGGTGCAGTAATCGATAACTTAAAGTTATTTTTATCTACAACAGTAACATAATATTCATCAGTTGTGGATATTCCAATTATTGGATTTTCTGTTCCACCAAGATATTTAATAATCTCTCCTGATTTGTAATCATGATCGTTGATGGTAATAGTATCTGATGAAGTACTGATTCCAGCAGATGTAGCAGATCTTTTTTTGTTCTCGTAACCAGTTCCTCTGTCAATTATATTAATAGCACTAACTACAGATTTTTTCTGAACACATTCAAGTGAGTGTCTTCCAATACCGGTGCTAGTTAAAACTACTGTGTTAATACCTGATATGGAGTCTCCCAAGTCAGTATGTAACTTAACTGTATTTGCATCGATAACAGAGGCATAATATCTAAAGTCGGTGGATAATCCTCCAACTCCTTTTTGAGAATTTGTTTTATATACAATCTCCTCTCCACCACGGAACTTATGATATGTGGAAAATCCTATTGAGTTATTTGTTAATGAGACTTGAATGTTAGCAGAAAAATCTGCTCTATGTGTAATCAATTTTGTAGATGCTAAAGCTTTAGCATTTTGTCCATTTCCACCAGTGATAGAAACCACAGGTGTGCCAACTAGATCAAATCCCGGATCGACGATTCTAATTTCTGTTAGATTTCCAGTTACTGCCAGAAAACCTGTTGCTCCAATTCCAATATCATCACTAATACCTAAGTTTGGTGGATTGATAATATCAAATCCTATTCCTGGCGAAATAACTTTGATTTCATTTAATTTTCCATATTGAATAAAATCTTTTGATTTATAATTTAAAACTTCAACACCATTTACTAATATTCCAGTTGCTCCTGGTTTGGTTTTTGTATATTTTCCAGAGTAAAGAGGAGGAGCAATCTCTCTATAAATTCTTTGCGGTTCTAAATTCTTTAAACTTGCAAAAGCAGGTTCAATTGAGTTATTCTTAACGATTTTAGATCCGTTAAGTCGAATAAATTTGGAAAAATATAAATCAGATCTAGATTTTGCTAATCTTATATGATTGTTATCTACTCTGTATAAAAAGTATTCACCTTCTCCACCATTTCTTGTATCAAATAAAGAAGAATCGATATAAATTCTTGATCTCTTTGTGCCATCATCATTTTGAGTTTCGACGAGTCTTTTTTCTGGAGTATAATATACTAACTCTCCAGTATAATAACCATGGTCCAATAATTCAAAAGTATCTCCAGTAAATGTGCCGCTAAATAATACTCTATTTTTATTTGAAACAATAGATTGTGATTGATATGCAGGTAACGAATTAGAGGATATTAATAACGAATCTCCATACTGCTTTTTATATACATTTTGAACATTTGCATGAAACTTGCTTAAATATGGAAATGTCTCAGAATTTACTTTTTTAATAGGTTTTTTGATGTAATATACTAAGTTAGTATCAAGTAATGATTCCGATTTTAATACTACAACAATCTTTTTTGAAGTAATAATATCAAGAACTTCTGCTTGAATAGTATTAATTGAATTTTCATCAATTATTGAAACAATATCACCAAGTCTTATGTAATGATTTTTTTCTAAAGTTAGTTCATATTTTTGAATTGATACATATTCGATATTAGATATTGAATACTGAATGGAGTTATTGTATAACCAATTATTAAATTTAAAATTATCTTCTTCTACACCTAATGTTTTGACTCCTATTCCATCCCCAGACTTTAAGTCATATACACCACTTTGATTTGAAAATCCACTTAGGATAGATCCCAATCTAACGGTAACAACATCAGCATCATCAGATTCTTTTGTGAATAGGAAATTTCTATCGGCAATATCATCACCGTCAAGTAAAGGTTCAATAATATTGGTGCATCCAAGAAACTGTGTTGAAGTTCTTGATGTATATGATACAATGCCTGTAGTAGCGGTAAGTCCTGTTGGATAAGTAACATACAACTCACCAGAGTTGGGGAAACCAATCGTAGAGTCTACATCAATAATTGTAGATCCGATAGAAACATCCCCAATTATATTAGTTTTTGAACTTACTTTGAAATCTCCATAAGTTGATCCAACGACTCTAGCATCTCTATTATATCCTCCATCAAAAGTTACTTTAAAATATTTTTCCGAATCACCAGTATATTCTACATTATAAACTGGTGTATATGCTTTTGATCCTTCAAAATCCTGAAAAATAGTTCTATTAGATAAGTTTAATGGATCTCCACTTACTTTTTCTACAACAAAATTTGACGAAACTAAATTAAATGCATTTGACGGGGTGAATAAGTTCTCTCTTGGTCTAATAATATTAACATTTTCACCATATAATGCATTGAACAAGATCTTATAAGATTGATCTGTCCCTTTACTTGAGTAAAAATCTTTCGAATGTTTAATAAAAGTGCTTACATCCAGTTTGGAACTTAATTTTCTCTGCGACAACCCAGGAAGTAGTTGTACTTTTGTTTTGAGTAAAAACTCTTTGAGAAAAGTACAGGTTAAATTTTCAATAGATGCACCTTGATCATGATTTGACGCTTCAGTAGATTTAAATACAAGATCCCCTTGGTTTGAATTTGATCTATATGAAGTTACTCCGCTAAACCCTCTAACACATCCCGTAAAGGTAGAATCAGTTTTCGCTGTATATAATATAATTTCATCGTCAATCTTTATCAATCCATAAGAATCTGGGAATCTATCTGTTCCTAAAGGTGAGTTTCTAAGATCAATAGTTATTACATCATCAAATTCGTCAATATCCAATCTCAAAAACACTTCATGATTTAAAGTTGTTTGTTCATCAACTTTGATATATTGATCAATATTTTGAATAATATCTAAAGGACCACTCTTATATTCTTGCGAGTTATAATATTCCTTAAGAAACTCCCCGATTAAAGGAAACTCATTCTCAACATATGTTGGAAGTTGATTCTTAACAATACTGCTGAATTTGATTCTTGTCTCTGTCATTTTTTATATCTTAATCCTT